AGTAGAAGATTCTTTAGATTGGGAAGAAGTAAAAGAAGAATCTAATCCATGGCATATAGAAAAGAAACCTAAAATATACACTACTACTGACGGTGTGGATATGTTTGAAAAGAATTTTACTGTATTGTATTTACTAAGTAAAGAATTAACTATTCCATCACAAAATATTGTTGTTGTTCACAGTTTCTCTAAACAAGATAGGGAAGTGGCGGATAGATACTTAACGTTCACTTCAGAAGAAAACAGAGCTAAATATGTAGACGAAAACAATCCTAAATATAGTTTGGCAGACATTGAAAACTGTTACCCTCATGCTAATGTTACAGGTAACAGAATTAAAGATATTCCTGTAGTAGCAGCCTTATTCAGTAATCTTAAAAAATTAGGTAAGTAGTATATGGTAAAGAACTTGCTTATATCATTCTAATTCCTTATATTTGTGTCGCTCAATCACTAAATGAAAACATTTAAAATAATCCCGCCCATTACATTGTCCATAGCTAACAAGCGGTGGTTGAGCCTTTGTCTTGGCGCGGGTGTTTTTTAATTATGAAACTTATACCAAATTATGAAGACTACCTTATTTCAACAGATGGAAAAATATGGTCAAATAAAACAAATAAATATTTAACTCCGAAATACGATAAGGCAGGATATGTAACAATTACACTTTACAAAGGAAGTAGAGATAGTAGAAAAACATTAAAAATACATAGATTAGTAGCTATAACTTTTATACCTAATCTTGATAACAAACCTCAAGTTAACCACATAAACGGAATTAAGGATGATAATAGAATTGAAAACTTAGAGTGGAATACATCTTCAGAAAATAATTTCCATGCTTTTAAAATTGGACTTAAAGTAAATAGTGAAAATAATAGAAGATTAGCGGGGATAAGATGCAAGAAATTAGCTGAAATAAATTCTTTAAAAGTACGATGTAAGATTACTGGAAAAATATATAAAAGCATTACAGAGGCAGCAAATTTAATAGGAGTCAGTAAAAGTACTTTGTCAAAACAATTAAAAGGAATAAATCCAAATACAACAACGTTTGTTTATGAATAAAGAACTATATCCATATCAAATTAAATGTCATGAAGCTATAATAAGTAATTACGATAGAGATGTTATTAACCAACTTATTGTGCTTTTTACTGGAGCTGGAAAAACATTTATATTAATAAAGCTACTTGAGAGAATGGGTTTTAAACGCGTACTCTGGCTGAGTTTCCAAGAAGAGTTGGTATCCCAATCGGCAATGGCTTTTATAGCAGATAAGTTTGATGATTCTTTTTATAACTACGTGAATGAAATAGGGTTTCTTAATTATGTAAAAGATAGTGACTCTAGGTTTTCTCTTAAAGGCTTCAGTTTAGGTTGTATAAAGGGAGATATATTTAAACCTGATGCCAATGTAGTAATGGGTAGTGTAATGACGGTAGCGAAGAGATTAGATAGGATAGCACCTGATTTTTACGATTGTGTTATCTGTGACGAGGCTCATCTTTTCGGCTCAAAATCTGCTTATAGCGTAATATCCCACTTTAAACCTAAATTATTACTTGGATGTACCGCAACACCAACAAGAGTTGACGGTGTTATGATGGGAGATATTTTTGATGAAATATCATTTAATTATGGGTTACATGAAGGTATTAAAGATGGGTATTGTACAGAGCTTGATGCGATAAGAATAACTACTAACGTTTCATTAGATAATGTAAAGACAACGGCTGGAGATTTTAATCAAGGCGACTTATCTCATCAAGTAGATACTCTTGCTAGAAACCAATTAATAGTTGATAAATGGAAAGAACACGCTAACGGAAGACAAACAATAGCTTTTTGCGTAAACATTCAACACGCTATTAATTTAGCAGAAGCGTTCCAAATGAATGGCATTAATGCAGTTGCCGTTAGTAGCAATGAAGAATTAACTCCTGATAGAAGTGAAAATATAACTAAGTTTAAAGAGGGTAAAATACAGATAATTACCAATGTTGGAATATTAGTTGCAGGATTTGATCATAAAGACACTGGATGTGCAATCATGGCAGCTCCAACAAAATCGTTAACTCGCTATCTTCAAAGTATTGGTAGGGCAGCTAGGTTAAAAACTAAAGGATTTGTAGAGAAGTTTGGGCAAAACGCTATTATAATTGACGTAATTGACGTTACAAATAAACATAGCTTAATTAATTGTTGGGAGTTGGATAAAAAGAAAGCTATTGAAGATAGAACTTTTACTACTCAAGAAAAAAAAGATAAACTGTTAGCGGATAGATTAGCTAAGAAATCAATTTTAGAACATACTAGAGATAAGGACGAAAGAATTAAATTATTATCTCTACCTCCCGCTAAACAATTTGGATGGAAGAAAATGCAAGAAGCGGCAACATCCGCACAATTAAAATACATATCTGATTTAGGACACGATATTCAAAACAATACTTACACTAAACAGCAATGCGCGGATATTATATCTTTAGAGCCTTGTAATAAAAAAGAGTTAGAATATTTGAAATCTAAAGGATATGACACTACATTTGCTACAAAAGGGCAATATGGCACAATTTACTACGAATTAGAAATGAAGAACAAATGGAAAAAGAAGTAGATAAAACAAAAGTATGTTATATCTGTAAGAAACCTACAGAGTATAGCCTACATCCAGTATTTACTTCTGACATGGTAATTATCAAAGGAATAAAACAATGCTTTAAATGCCTATCAAATAACTATAAAAACAAATAAATATGAAAAACAATCCAACAACAGGAAAACGCAAAGAGGCGGATGCTCCAACAAACTTAGTAATAGAAGGTTCTATTGACTATAAACTAACTATATCTAAAAAAGGATATGAATTAGAAACTAAGAATAGTATTGATAATGATTTAGCTGCCATGTTACACGCAAGAGGAATAATAGAAATGTATAAAAAAGACTCTGAGATGACTAAAGCTCATCCTATTTATAAAATGATGAAGCCTGACAAAAGAAAAGAATTTAATAGTAAGTACGATAAACTAATTCACGCATCTTATATTATAGAGAAATTATCTGGAAAATTATTAGAAAATGCTATGATAGCTATTAACAAAAAAGATTAATGCCATGAAACATAAACGCGAACTTAAAATTTACAACGGAAGAGTAAAAGTATATGTAGATGGATACGTGATGTTTTCTTTTAATCAAATTGACTTTTTAGGTTATTATGCTTATAAGGACGATACTTCACTCTATGGGTTGGATATTTACTTACTAAGAGAAAAAGCGGGTGCGTCCACGATGGAAATTTACTTTAAAACTAAAGAGAATTGGCTTGAGATGCTTAAATTACTTGATACTCATTTGTAATTTAATTATTTTGAAAATAAACGTAACCTTTTAAATTTATATACGTTTAAATAGATAAATAACGGTTGAGGCTAAAAGCAGTTGCCTATTAACAAATACTGCTTGATAACACGCTTAGTGGCAATTGCTTTTTAGCCTTTGTTATAAGCTGTAAAATAAAATTTGAGTTATGGAAACAGAAGAACAACGTAAGAGCAGAGAGGATTTAAAAGCATTATTTAAAGAGCCATTTAAAAACTTTGGAGGGTTAATATTTTGGATAGTAGTAATTATTATTTGTATGAAATGCTGTGCGTAGGCAATTTTATTTTATTGCTTATAACGTTTTGCAGATACACGCTGTGAGCGTTGGAATGAGGGAGGGAAAATAGCGTGTATGTGCTGTTATAGGTAGTTGCTCTGCGTTGGCATTAAAAGGATTATTAACAATTAAAAAATAAACAGATGAAACCAAACATTTTAGTATTTGATGTAGAAAGCACGAATTTACACGGTGGCGGATTTGCCGTTGGTGCTATTGTAGTGAACAGAGGTGGAACAGAAGTTGACCGCTTTGAATTATTAAGCAAAGAGGGTGAAGCCCTTGCAAACGATTGGGTAAAAGGCAACGTAATACCACATTTGCAGGATATGGCATGGTGCAATACTGACCGTGAATTACGTGATGCTTTTTACGAATTTTACATGAAGCACAAAGACACTGCCGAGATTTGGAGCGACTGCAATTTTCCAGTAGAAACAAACTTTTTGAGCGAAATTGTAAAAGATGATTTTGAAGCAAGGCAGTGGAATATGCCATATCCGTTAAAGGACATTAGCACCATTGTAGATATTGATTTAGACCGTGTAAAAGAGTGCGGAATTAAAGATTTACGGAAGCATAACCCATTAGATGATGCAAGGGCTTCTGTTTATTTTTTACTCAAAACTTTGGAGTGCGGTGGATAAGCAATTACCTATAACGTTAAACGGCTTTGCGATGGTGGGGTTTCAAGGCACAAATGTTAAACCCACAAATAAACTTAAATAAAAATACAAATGACCAATAAAGCACAAAATCCCCACTATTGCAAAACCGATGTTATAAGCAGTTGCGATTGCTTAGTAGGATTTCTTAGCGGAGAAAAAGTAAACAAATCTACTATTGATTATGAAGTAGAAAGGATTGTAAACATTCAACCAACTTTCAAAAAGTATGGCTTATTGAATGGAGAACCACAAACTAAAAGTCAAATAGTAGATGGTAGAAAAGGATATTTAAGCAGATTTGTTTACTGTCCTTATTGTGGCGAAAAAGTCAATTGGAAGCAGGTTCTTAGCAATTGCTTATAACGGTTCGGGGCTATAAGATAGTAAAACCCCTAAGTGCGGTGGGGGATTTCATCGCACAAAAAATAAATACAAAGTAAAATGGAAAAAACGCTGACAAACACAACAGCAAGCCAAGCAAAAGACAATGTGAAAGACATTATTTTTTGGGGCAACGGGGACACCTTCAAGCTAATTAGTAAAGCATCTTCGGTTACAGAGGGGTGGATGAAATCATCTAAAGCAATGGAGATTGAAGGTGTTGGATGTGTAGTGCAAGTTACTACCCAACAAGGAAACAATGTTGCGGAGGCTGTAACTTTTGTGCCTAATGTAAAAATTGAGGAAACAAAAGATGCAGAAGGTAAAGTAACTGCACGAAAGTTAGTAGCACTTTAACTACGAAGCGGTGCGTGGCAGGGGTTTTATTTCTTATAGCCCCTGTTATGGCATCGTTTTAATGTGCCATAACTATTATATGTAAACTACCCTTTAAACTAACAGCAAAATCAATACTCTTTAATTAAAAAATCGAAAATATGAATTTAGAAAAGTGGATAAATAGATATAAAACTGATTGTGCTTTAAAGTATAATAGTGATGCAACCAAAGAAAATT